GGCAGCCGCCACTATGGCAGCGGTTGGTCTGGGGATTGACGCAAAGACTATCCCATATGTCCTTAAAATGGCGGATCTAAGCCAGGTTATGGGACAGGACGGGAAAATCAACGAAGAGACACTTAAAAATGCACTAAACAAAGTGCTTGAAGACATCCCGGCATTAAAACCTGCACCAGCAGGTCAGACAGGCTTTGTACAGGTAGGGGCTTCCGGCCAGGCGGGTCAACAGCAAACAAATAGCGACGCTTTAAAGAGAGCGTTTGGACTTTAGGAAAGAGAGGAACTAATACATGGCAATATATGATTATGCAACAACGTTTACGCAGCTCCTGCAGCAGAAATATGCAAAGGAACTGTGCTCTGATGCACTGGCACAGAGTAATCTGGGAGTAAAATTTATTAATGCCCAGACAATCAAGCTTCCGAGAATGGCGGTAACTGGGTATAAGGACCACACCAGGACACCCGGATTCAACGCTGGAACGCTCAGCAATGACTGGGAGGCAAAGAAACTGGAGCATGACAGGGATGTGGAGTTCTGGATTGACCCGATGGATATTGATGAGACAAATCTTACATTATCCGTGGCAAATATCCAGAATACTTTTGAAACAGAGCAAGCCATCCCAGAGAAGGATTCTTATCGGTACAGCAAGCTTCACGCAGAAATGACTAGGCTTTCTGGACGGATTGATACAACGGTTATTACAGCGTCAAATTTCCTGGAGGCATTTGACGAAGAAATGAGCATCATGGACGAGGCGGGTGTGCCAGAAGAAGGCAGAATGCTGTATGTAACCCCGTCTATGTATAAAATTATCAAGGAAGCTGAAGGCATCCAGCGCGTTATGAGTGTCACCACGCCTTCGACAATCAACCGTAATGTCCACTCCCTGGATAATGTGA